TGCCGTCTAAAGAATCTAATATTGCTCGATTATGATTTTTGATAAACCATTCATTATCTAAAATGGCTTTTTGAAATTCTTTACTCTTGTGTAAGATTTCTGCGTGATAAATTTTGTTAGTGTTCATAGTGTTTTTTTTTTAGTGATTTATATTCCCATTTCTCTCATTTCCCTGTAAACAAACTGCTCGGAATATGAGTTCTGATTTTCTAACCAAATGCTTTCGATGTCAATCCAATTACTATTATCTCCCCAACTATGTTGCTTAATTTCATAACCTATATTAAGCCCATAATCTGAATTGATTTTGTCTATTGATTTTGCTACTGTTTCCGGTGTAATATTTCTAGTTGTTGATACCCATCTAACCTGTGGAATATCATCTCTCGAATTTGTGTAATTGTAAGAATCTGTCATTCCGTCAAAACTACCATATTGATATTTGTCTACAATTGCCTTAACTTTTTCCTCTGATTCGCCCTCTGTCCATTCTACTCTTACTGCATTCCCACCTGCAAAACTTTCACTTCTAACTGAAAATTTTGTATTTGGATACTTTAGTTTTAATTCTTTACGAATTGCCTGTGCTGTTTTTGCGTGTGTTGATTTCATTTCTATAATTTTAATTAATAATTGTTGTTGTTTATTTCTAATGTAAATATACAATATTTTTTTTAATCTTGCAAATTATTTTCATTGTTTTTTAATTGTTTTTTTACTTCCTTTAATCTGCCTAATCTTGCAGGTACTACATACCTAAAATTACAATCATCGCAACATCCTTCATCTTTTAAAGGCATTGCATTATTGCTTTCCCATTCTGATATTTCAGTATCGCATATGCAACAGGCTATTATATTTCCTCTAATATCTATCATAGTCCTAATTCTTTTTTAGTCATTTTCATTTTTGGATTTACACATTCTCGCGCTATAGATTTGCTAATATGTTGCATCCATTCATTATATGTCAAAGGACAATTTCTTAATACTGTATTGTTTTTTACTTTCATCGGCTTCATATTATTTCTTTTTAGTTTTAAATTCGTATTCTTTAATTCTAATATTAGGCAATTTATCTGTTTCTCCTATTAGGATTTCTACATATCCGTCAATGAACTTTTGCCAATTCTTTTGTTTCCATAACTTTAATTCTCCGGTTTCGTCTAAATAACGTCTAACCATTGAATTTCCGTTACCCATTGTCTGTATCTTGTATAAGAACTTCATCAATTCTAACACAGGTTTTTTGTCTTTTTGTATTTCCATTTCTTATTTTTTTTGCTTGCAATTGATACATCTACCATTAGTGAATCCTGTAAATGTCCCACATCTCTTGCAAAATTTAAACTTCATTATTTTACGTTGATAATTAATGCTCTATCATCTACTACTAAATCGCAATTCTCGTGATTTAATAAATGACTCCATTCTTTTAGAATGTCTAATCGCTTCATCATACCTTTAGCCGTTGTTGGCTCTTTACGATTATCGTTATCATCTAACCACATTGCAAAAATCTCTGCTCCTTTGTCTTCGCCAACTTCTTGCGTTCCAATATGCTCAAATGGGCTATCCCACTCATCGCTTAATTGTTTAAGGATTTCTTCTTTGCTTGTTGTGATTTCAATCTTAGGATTTAACATATCCTCTGTGTTTAAAAAAATTTTCATCTGTTTTCTATTTTAAATTAATATTATTGTTTGTTTTTAAATCTATTGTAAATATACAATATTTTTTTTAATTGTGCAAATTATTTGCATTAAATTATTACTGCTAATCCTCTTGGATTCCACTCGTTTCTACTCCCTACCTCAATTCCGTCTGCTCTAAAAAACTTTGATTTTCTGCCTATTGCAGTTTTTCTAAACCAAGCCCAATTTTCAAAAAACCCACCTTTAAATCTACTGTCTACAAATGGATTAACAGTACCAAAATTACATCTGTCTTTTGTAGGTATTACATTTGTACATTCTACCTCAATCTGCGTATTCATTACTCTTGTAACTTTACCTGTTCTTGCCCATCCGGATACTGCCATTGATTTCATAATAACCTCATCCCCTACCATTAAATCTCTTACTGAAAATGCACTTGTAAAATCTATGCCTGATTGTAGTACTTTAAAATTTTTCATAATTTCTATTTTTTTATATGAATGATTATAAGTTATCTCTTACTGAACATCCCATTCTTGCGTGTTTTCCGCTTGCGATACCGAAAGAAGTATGTCCAAACATTTCTCTGCAAAATTCCATAGTTATCTCTGCGTCAAACTTCATATGTCTTTTGTTTAATAAAATTGGAAACCATAATTGCTCCCAAGTATCTGAATGAAATACTGTAATAAATGCTCTATCTGCTAAATCAAAAAATCTTTGTTCTGATAAATTACTTAATTGTTTTGTTGATATTGCATCTCCGATGTGCTTATTTAAATTTTCCATTTTCGTTTTTTTTGTGTTGTTTTTATATATGTAAATATACATTTTTTTTCAATGATTGCAAAATATTTGCATATATATTTACATAGATAGTTTATTGATTATCAATTAGTTACAAAGATATGAGAAAATTTGTTTTATTTTATTGCAAAATATTTGCAAAAAAACGTCGATTTTGGACAAAAAAAATGGGAAGTTATTACACCCCCCATTTCCCAACAAGTACACAAACAATTATAGAAAACTCTAGGTTTTATTTCTTACCGCTATCGGCAAGCCCTTGACCTAAAACAAGTGTTAAAAGTGAATAGAATACGTTTGTAGCCGTTGCTTCATCCATACCTAATGTGTTGCAAAGAATCGGTACTACTATACTACTTACGGCATACCAAAACTTCTTTGATTTAAATATCTGTCCTATTAGTAATTTTTGTATCATTTTATCTGTTTTTGATTATTAAATTAATGTTACCTGCTCTTTCTCCTTTTTCTGTTAGATTCGCCATTAATGAATTATGTGCTTTTCTACTCAATCCAACAAAATTATCCTTTCTATTTTTTCCTGTCAATATACATCCACGGCTATCGGAAGTTCTATTTCCTATATGAAATAATATGTAGCTTCTATTAGGGACGTTTTGCACTATTAAATGATTATATTTATAACTTCTTGATTCGTCAGCAGTCCTAATTCTAACAGAGTAATCCCCATTAGGAATGCAAGATATACTTTTTTTGTTATCCAACCAAGGCAATTCTAATGTTTCACATTGATATTCTCCGTCTAAATATAGTTTGCCTAGTGTAGAATCTGCAGTCATTTCGTCCCTAATTAGTAATAAATTAGTTGATTTAGGTAGGCATAAACCTACTTTATTTACTGCTTTTTTTATGAATGTTTTAGCTTTTCCTATCATTTTTCATTTTTTTAGCTTGATTATATATTGTTATAAATATAGCTAAACTTAATGAGATTGTTGTCAATATTGCATTAAAATCTGCAATTCCTATTCCTATTGCTCCTAGATTTGTTGTCCATAAAAAAACTGATTCTTTCACACTATTCTGTATTTCGGTTTTCATAATAATTGCTTATTATTTTAAATTGTTTTGTCTGTTATGTAAACCATCTCCCATAAATCGTAGGTTATGCTTACGTTATCTAATATTATTATAGTGTCGTTGTATTTAATCATCTGTTTCTTGTATATAATTCCAAGTATCTAATTCCCAACTCTCTACTCCTAATCCATCGCCACTCCATAAATTAGCATTGTATTCAGTATGGAGTATAAATTTTTTCCAACTCTCAAACATAAACAAATAATCCTGTAATAATTGCGAAGTTATTACGAGAATTTCTGTTCCGTCTAATGATTCCAATTTATAGTGAATATGTTCTTTAATTAGATTATTGTATTGGGACGTATTTAATAGATAGTAATATTTAATCATTTGTGTTTACATTTTTGTACTGAAATTAGTTGCTTTTCCAAATCTACAATTTTGTTTCCATTTTGATTAATTACTTTTATTTTTTTTTCTAATCGTTGTTCTAAAACTTTTATATCTTCTTCTAATTGTGCTATCTGACTATAAGCAATACCCATAGTAAAAATAATACCTACTATCCAAATTATATTCCCTATTGATAATGTAAGGTCTTTCATCATATAGATACTATATTACTATCCCCTGCAACTGTAAATGATGGGGCAGAATTACCACTTGTGTCATCGCCATTATTTTCAAACTTATAGTAACCTTTTAAATTTGCAGATGCCGAATGTGTCGTAGCATCCATTCTTGTTCCGGAATTATATAAAGAAGTAACTTCGGAAGAACTTAATTCTTTATTCA